GAGATACTCTGTACTATTACCCTCAAGGTCCTGACGGTCCTGAAAGAGTATATAACAGAGAAACAAAAGAGTTTGAATAAGGTACTGACTTATGACTCCACAACAAGAAAGAAAAGAAAGGCTTAGAAGACAGCAACAACTTTTAGGTGTTGTGCCACAAACTGCTCCTAGTCCTGCAACAGACCAAGATACTCGACGTGAAGCACTACGAGTAGCTCAAGATAATATAAATTTAGTGGAGCAAGATCCTCAAGATCCTTCTGCTTTTGAAAGAATCGTTTCACAACCTTTAGAAAGGTCTGCTCAAAGGTACAGAGACATTGGCCAACGTATTGTTGAAGAAGTTGAAATGATGGCTTCTCCCGCCGACATGTCTCCTTATGATCCTTCAAAGGGAACTGACGTGGGTTCTGTCTTGATACAGTCTGCTGCTGGTCCTCTTGCCTTAGGTTTTGACATGGCTGCTAATGCTTTGATGGTAGGAGCAGGCAAGGGTGTGGATCTTGTTTTGCCTGATTCTTTACAGGAAGACGCAAAGAAAGGACTTATGCAGTTTTTCCAGACAGAAATGGGACAAAAAGCTCTGTCAGCTATGACTGGAGGAATGGAAAGCTGGGAAAGATTTTCTACTCTGTACCCTAACGAAGCAACAAGCATAACATCTTTGGTTGATCTTGGCGGTGCACCTTCTAGGGTATTTAATATTATAGATAAATCTTTAGAACCAATTAAGCTTTCAAAAATAGGCTTAAGAAAGGTAGAAGAGCCTTTAGAAGGAATAGACCTAGACGTTTACAAGATAGCTTTTGAACAACCATCAGGAGTAAAGACAACAGAGCAAGTAAAAACAACTACTGATCCTCAAGGTACCTTACGTACTCAAAAGCAATTAGCTACTGAGGAACAGCTAAGAACTGTTGATATTCTTAAGGCTGCTGGCGTTAACGGGAACAAAACACTACAACAAAACTACAACGCAGTAGAAAGATATCTTGATAAATTAGACGGGCAGTTAGAAAAGGCATTAAAAGGTGTTTCTGGGCAGAGCGTCCCTACTATCTCTATCGACGATCTTAGTAGTAACATGAAAGAAACGATGCTTGGAACAATGAAAAGGTATCCAGACCTCTTTGGATCAAAGTCTGGAAAAGCTCAATTTAGAAGTCTAATAAACCAGTACCAAGCTTTCCTCAAAGAAAAAGGAAATACAGTTCAGGGGGCAATAGAAGCAAGAAGGCTTTTTGACGATTACGCAAAAAGGAAAGGAATTGACTTGTCAGGATCGTCACTAAACGCTCAAAGTTCTGCTGCTATTGCAATAAGAAGGGCAGTTAATGACACAATTTCTGCGGCAGTTCCGGAGTTTTCTACTATAAACTCACAAAAATCAGCACTTCTTGGAGTAATGGAGACAATAGAGAAAAAAGCAGCCAGAGAAACTCAAAACGCCGTAACACGGTTTGTTCAAAACACCCGTATAGATAAGCTTGTAGGAGGAACTGCTGGTAGTTTACAGTACAGCGGTCCTCTAAGTGCTCTATTTGGTATTGCTGTTTCTCCTGTTTACATGCTGAAGAACGCCATGAAACGCAACCTACCTGCTAGAGGACGAGCAAGAGTGGGGTACGCTTTACGGGACGTTAAAAACGAAATAAATCAAGGCTTGGAAAACGCTTTGAAGACAGTAACAAGTGCTGAGGGGCGTAGACAACTTCTACAAGACAGAAGAACTATTCTTGTTGCCTTAGAAACTGCAGCGCAGGGACTTGAAAAACAGTACGAAGAACAAGAAGAAGGTACTAAAGACGTTCCAGTACCCACTTCAAGCCCATAATTTCTCCCCGTATTTCGTTGTTACGGGCTGCGGGGATAGACTTGATTAACTTGTTTTCAAGTACTTTGATGCGTATTTCGATGTCACGTTTGATGTTCATGTATGTACCTTAAGTAAAAAAGGGGGACCGAAGTCCCCTTAAGTTTACAACTCGCAGTTATTGCCCGTACAGGCTAACTGCTGTGACCCCTCTGTCATATCAGAGTTCTCAGAGATGTTCCAGTCAATCGTCTCTGGGAATTCCTCCTTCAGCTTCTCGTAGGTTTCCATGTCAATGGGTTCATAAGGAGCCTGTTGGTACGTATGTTCGGAATAGGGCAGGAAACTAATGCCACTAATTTTATCGAACTTGTTGTACAACCACTGTCCTACCTCTAGGAATTCATTATCACGGTAGTAGCATGTCATGGACGGCTTATGCTCACACCAATAGTCCTGATAAATCTCCCAAAGTTCTAACTGCTCCATAGCGCCCATCTCAGAGGCCACCACAGCCCCGTCAGGTGACTTTATGGGGAAGGAGAATACCTTGGTAGTGGGTGACATAACGTCGTCCTCTACAGGCACTCCTGCGGCTTCTAAGACCTGACACAGAGGGTCTCTTGAGTCTGCTCTTACTCGTCTAATGTACTGATCTGAGTATCTAGGATGGATACCAGAAGCAGAATCAACAAGCTGAGACACAGTGCCGGAAGGCTTAACAGCAGTAATAGCGGTAGAAACATTAATACCAAGGCGTTTCGCCCATTCTGCATTAGCTTTAATCGCTTCTTCTTTGAGTTCAGTAAGCCAAGTCTTGAGTACACCTTTGTCTCTCCTTCCTGATAGAGTTGGATGATCCATGATACCCGTCAACGACACACCAAGTAGTGCTTCTTCTTCGGTGTTATTTTTCCACACCTTACGTAGATAACGAAAGTCCGTTAGGGTAGCCTGTAGAGTCCCAAGGATAGCCGCAACACGTACTTTTCGTTTGAGGTCTGACAACGTATCGGTTGACCGGACAACAACTTCCGATAGATTACAGAACTGGTAAGGTCGGAGGATGATTTCGCTACATGGATTAGTTCCAAAATCATAGGTAGCATCTCGTCGCTCGTTCTTTGCAGCTTGCTTTTGACTTGCGACTCTAGAGAACATACCTCGTTCTCCGGAGCGGGACTCGTATAAACTTTTCCACTCATTAAGAAATGCCTCAAAGTCTGGCTTCTCTGTATAACATGCGCTGTTGTTGGCTAAACCACGTTGTGGATTATCTTGCCACCACTGTCCTGACTTGCATCGTCTAAGTCTATCGTCGGTAAGATTAGACAGACTGATGAGAGCGGACCTGCGTACACCCCCGACAACGACGATCTGTGCAATCTTACAGCAGAGATCGTGACACTCGATGGAGCTAAGTTTACGTCCAGCAGCTTCCCGAAAGACACTGACTGTGAAGTTGAACAAGTCGACAAGAGGTTCTGGACCAGATGCTCTACCCCCGAAAGTCTTAAGGGTTGCCCCTGCAGGTCGTACTCCAGACACGTCCCATTTTGGAACTTGGCCCGAATAGAGCAGGCTGATAAGTTCTCTGTAAGCCTTGGCCCAACCAATTTTGCTGTCAGCGACGTGTATAATGGTATCTGTGGCATGAAAGTCCTCCGCTACTTCTGGTAGCTTGCTGATGTACTGACGCTCAACGCTGAAGCCTACGCCTGTACCGCACATCAGGACGTACATCATTTCGTCAAACGCCTTAGGATGGTCTATAGGTAAGTAACTACAGTTAAAACCTGCTACGTTGTCACGGTCCAGTGCTTCTCCTGCAGTCATAAGTGCTCGCATAGAAGGCATTACACCCATGTCGTGGATGTCTGAAAAGATACCGTTAGCGTCTTCCAGAGTAAGTTTACCTTTTTCTATCCAGAAGTTTAAGTACCTGTCGATTGTTTCTTCCCAAGTCTCCCGACGTTGTTCCTCTGGCAGGTAACGAGCGTACCGTGACTTGTGTATGTACTGTTGATATGCGTCCATTAATCTTCCTTTACTTGTTAATTTCTTTAATAAGCCTGTCGATGTACCAGCGGCACTTACGTAAGTCCTCCACTGGTTTCCCTTTGTAGTCATAGCGCCAGAGGTACTTCAGTGCGTTACCCTTAAGATAACCGTTGAATTCTTGGTTAGGCATGGACGCTTTGATTGCTTCGATGGCTTCGATTGATCCTTTGTTGTAGTGGTCGGG